TCAGCCAGAAGGATACTGTTCAATAATCAGCTTCTCCAGCTCTGCCGCCACGTAGGACTGAATACGGCCGCTGAGGCGGATCAGGCCTACCGTACGCGTGACCACCGGGTCGGTGAGCGGCACAGCGCGGAGAACGGAATGCTCCCCGGCGGGCATCGACATCGCGGGCACGGCGGCAATGCCGATGCCCGCTTCCACCATCCCCAGCATCGTGGTGATATGACGAGAGTGATTAATTACCTTGTTGATATATAAGCTTATTGTTCTCAAATAACTATGCATTGGGGCATGGATGGGGCAAAGTCCGATAATTTCTGGTTCAACATAGCAATCTGATCGCTGTTACTGTCGGCCATCCAGGCGCCGTAGACATTGAAAACCATTTGGGCGCTTGTGTGCCCCATCTGGCTCGCAATGAAGCTGGGGTTGGCCCCGGCTGACAGTGACCAGCAGGCATAAGTGTGTCTGGACTGATATGCTTTGCGATGCCTTAAACCAGCTCGTTTCAGCGCCGCCTCCCATGAGTCACCAATTGAATCAACCTTGTAATGATAACCAACGTTACTGCTTTTTCTGACCAGCTGAGGATTGAACACAAATGTACAGTCATGAATAGCCGTTCGGCCATACTCCCGTAGTTGTACCTCAATCTGATACTGCTTTCCCAGTCTGGTCATTTCCGCCTGGTTTCTCAAAGCGTCAATAGCTGGTTTGATCAGATGCACGACCCTGTCGGTGCCGGCTTCGGTTTTTGGTGGAGTGAAATCACCGAGTTTCGTATAATTTCGGCGTATGGTCATCGTTCCAGCTTTCAGATCTATGTCTTCCCATGCAAGGGAGACCAACTCACCGTGGCGTAATCCTGTGTAAACCGCAACGGACCACAGGTTTTTCGTTTGCTGATGCGGGCAGGCATCTATGAAACGAATAAATTCGTCACGAGTGAGTGGATCAGGTTCTATCCTGGCCCTTTTAAGCGGCCTGATTCCGTTAAATGGGTTTTCCCGGATATAACCATTATCAGCGGCAAACTGAAACATGCCCGCCATGGTGGTCATGTAATAGTTTGCTGTCGCCACACTCAAACCGTTCTTCACCGATCCCCCCGACAACATATCTTTCCTGACATACAACAGATCTTCCCTGTTCACGGATGAAGCAAGCTTGTTTCCACCAATCCTCAGCAGCATATTCCTTACAACCGATTCATATCGGTCCAGAGCATTAGCGCAGATCTCCAGCCGTTTCAGCTCCAGCCATTTTTCAGACAGAAATTTCACGGTGATATCTTTCTTGCAGATGCCGAAAGTTTTCAGGTTTGGCGAATTGGGGAATTGCGCCGCATAGTCAAAGGTACCCATGCGGATAGCGAAACAAACTGACGTTCGCAGTTCCCCGGCCACCTTCCTGTTTTTAGCGGTGTCAGGGACACCGAGATTTTCCCTGACACGCTTACCTTTAAAAATGAACCATATGCGGAGTGATTTTCCGTGGTTCTCAACGCCCGTTGGGTATGATTCTTTACTCATTGTTCCCTCCCGACGTCCAGGAGCGGTGTAAGCTTACCTGTTTCATTCCGCCCGATCACCCAATGGTTGCTTTTGGGCCTGAATCCATGCGTCTACCGCTTTGCGGTTGTACATGCATTCGCTGGTTGGCTTTGGCTCTCCTTCAGGGGAAACGTGCTTATACTCCCGGCCAAGCAGCCAGGATGATTTACGGGCCCGTGTAATAGTGCCGCGCTTCATCCCGGTGACCGCCATCAGCAAGTCCTCTGAAACCCATTCGTTTGGCTCGATCTGGATAATTGTCTGCATTTATCACCTCCGATGCTTACCGCGCAATTCCTCTTCTTCCTGACAATCAGCGCAGCGCTGACAGCCCGCCACCAGTTCCCGGCGCCGCTCGGGTATCTCTTCCCCGCAGTCGCGGCAGTGAGTAGCCGAAACTGCCGCATGATTGATGCGCATATTCTGGATGGTCATTTCCAGCCGGCGCTCTGCCAGCTCGTTGGCCTGATCGATGATTTCTGCGCTCATACCGCCTCCCAGCGAATCTGTCGCTTATAAAAACTTTTTACACGCTTAACGCTTCCTGCCACTTCCATTTTCTTCAGCCTGCGAAGCACGTAAGGAGTATTGATTTCCTTATATTTTTGTCGCAACCAATAGGCTACGACATACGTCATGCACCAGTTGTGCTCTCGCAATATTTGAAGGATTTCATCATCAGTGGGATTGCTCATGCTGCACCGCCTTCGCTTTTTTCCGCTTCAACCGCCATCTGCTCAAGCTTTCGTGAAAGCTCGGCAGACAGTGCCTGGAACTCTTCCTCTGTCGCTACCGGGATCGGCACAAAGCGGATGCCGATATTTGCCAGCATATGAGCGGCCTCAAGGCATTTCCTTAAATCAACGGGAGAGGCTCTGTTCATGATTCACCGCCTTCAACGCGCTTGAACTCGATAACCCAAACCCAGGGGTTGGCCAGCCAGTTTTCGGAGCCATAGATGGATTCCCACAGGCTTCTGAATGAGGACCGATAAAGTTGATTCATTTCGACGTAGTGGGGCATGTCCTCTGACCAAAACTGGAAAAACTCATCACGGGCTGCGTAATTCCTTGCGACTACTGTCTGGTCCCATACCTCGGTATGAACTCCCTCGCGTTGTGCGTCCTCTTCGCTGATAGCGTTCAGCCGCTCAACCCGCACGTCGGTGATTTCCAGCAGAATGCGGCTGGCCCAGCGCGGCATGTGGATTGACGGGCGCCATGCTCCTTCGAACTTGTGCTCTTTGGTATGTGGTTTCCAGTAGGCGTCATCGGGAATAGACCACAGGTCGTAATCACCTGGTCTCTGCTCGCAGCTGGCGCGGTAAATCCTTGCCGCTGAGCGCTCATCTCCTTTGCAAAGATTATCTTCCCAATCGACATAACAGCCGTCTTCATTGCCCAGGGTCGCCCATGTTTCACGCACCCAGATGCGATCGCCGACGGCGCCGAACGGGCATGGGTGCCAGAAGTCGCAAGCATGCTCTGCATCTTCGCTCCACGGCCATTTGCTACCGTCTTCGCGCTCACCAATTTCAGTGAACCGAGTCTGTTTCCATTTGATAGGCCGCCGAGTCTGAGTCTTCCGGCCGTCGAGGATGGCCCTCACCATATCGGCGTTAAAAATCATTCCGCGTTCTTTCATGATTCCACTCCATACCGCCCATTCATGCGGCCAATAACACTGACAAATTTTACCAGGCTGACACCCATCGGCTTTACCTTCTCGTAGTGCCTGCGAAGGATGGGGTGGGGCATACAGCGTTCCACTTCGGTTTAGGCTTTACGCTCATCGCTTTGGTTATCTCTTCTGCGCAGCGACGAGCCTGGGCGCGGAGAGCGTTTTCTTTTTCTTCAGGCGTCATGCTGCCTCCCGTTTCCTGTTGAGGTGGGGCGCATTCGAAAGGAAAACGGCCTTTGCAAATCCAAGAGGAGTTGCACTGCGAATGTTGGCGCGCTCGTCGCTGGGCGGACATTCGTGAATTCGGTTGTCCGGATACCAGTCAGCCACCAATCCGGCAAAGGACGTTCCGGATATGGCTTCGATCGCCTTTTTCTTCGGCACCATGCGGCCGCAGGCCAGCTTCACGGCGTCGATAGCCGCTTCAACCATCGGGTGCATATTCTCTGCCGGCGCCTTGAAGCCGTTACCCGTCCAGAGGCATGTCTGCTTCGTGTAGTTGTCATCCGCGCACAGCCCAGTGAACTGGTACGGATGGAACGTGTAATCGGCCGAGCCGAAGATGCTACTGAACACGCTCACCGGGTTTTCGAATGCCCACGGGCAGCCAGCCGCCAAGCCAACCATCCGGCATTGCTCAGCAACCAGCGCTGCCTTGGCTTGGAAATGCGGGTCTTTGGCGCGCTTGGACTCGAACCAACGGGACCCGGAAACAGCCACGTGCGTGCATGGTGGGAAGCCGATGACGATGACGACGTTATCAGAGCGGATAATCTGAGATAGCCGCGGCATCGCCTCAATGATGGTTGCCGATATGCGCTCAACAGGACCGTCGATCGAAGTTTCAGGGTGCTGCGGGTCCACCAGGACAGCGCGATAACCTGCTTCAACCCACGGCTCAGCCATAACGCCAGTGATATCGCACAGACAGATAATGGTTCCTTTGCTCATGCTGCCTCCAGATTCCCGATCCGCTTTAACTCAGCCAGCGATACAGTCGTGATGATGTGTCGCGGGGTGATGTACGGGCGCCAGATAAACAGGAGCGAGCCTTTGGGGTTGCTCTTGCGCTTTCCTGTAACGGATGCCGGAACAAACTGAACACGGCCGCCGGTTATGAGTCTGAGTTCATCAGCTGATTGCATGGCTGAAATAAACCAGCCGGTAGAAATGTCAGCAGGTAACAGCATCACTACGGCCTGAGACTGCGCCCGGGATTGCTCGGCTGCCTTTTCCACCCACGGCCCAATATCGGAATAGGGCGGGTTACACCAGATCGCCCCGTATGACGTCCATTCGCTGTTCAGCGAGTCATCCAGCTCAGTGAGATAGTGAGCGCATAGCGCGTTACTCTCAGAGGCTGCAGCATCCAGCCAGAAGCCAAACTCGCGGTCGAGCGCGTTGAAAATTTCAATCGGTGTTTGCCAGTAGTCACGTTCATTTTTTGGAGTTTTCGAACCGCCGAAATCAGTCATTGCGCACCTCTTTTCGTGTCCAGCTCTTCAGCCAGCCGCTGAACCTTTAACGGGTTTCTTACCACTTCACCAGATGGCATTAGCCAGCCACGATGAAGGACGGAGTACATGCACTTCACTTTTCCTACGGTTATGGCGTCGCGGTAATGTTTCATTTCCACTGCTCCCCGAAGGTGAAACCGATCTCCGCCAGCGATTCATCCATCTTGCTTATGAACTCCGGCACCATTTCGTTAAAGTCGGACATGTATTTGTCGTCGCGCTCAACAACCACGTGGTGGATGCCCTCTCGCTTCATACGAGGGTCATAATTCGCGAAATACCAGGCATCCTTGCCGGTAACCCACATGCTGAATTGCACCTGGGCCATGTAGGCGGATTTGATAGCCTCGAAGCCGCCAAGTCGGAATTTCATGAAGTCGCGAGAGGTGAAAGGGCACTTCAGCTCAAGGCCGCGACCATCACTGCACAGGCCATCAGGTGAGCAGGCGGTGCGCATTCCTTCGTCGCGGAAGAGGATCGGCGACTCGGTTACCTGCACGTCGGTGGTGAACTCAAACAGGGTGCGAGCGTCGGCCTCATACTGTTTCCCCCAGGCCAGCGCCTTGGCGTTAACTTCCGGCGCCACGCCGGTGCACACTTCGGCAAGGAGCGTAAGGAAGTAGGACATCTTCATATCAGTCCATTTCTTGCCTGACTTGGGTTTAGAAATGACGTTGTGAGCGTCAGAGGCAGTAATAACTCCGAGTCTCGCCCTTGCCCATGTCTCGCTGCCTTGCTCAATTTGTGCAATTGGCCCAAATATTTGCTCAAATTTAATGAGCCACCTGTTATCCATATTTCCTCTCCTTTCGGCAGTTGGCTCTTGGCGGGATGTTAATCCCTCTATTTTTGTAGCCATGACACCATTTGTGGATGGTCGCTGATTTCACGCCAAAATGATTCGCCGCGGCTCCGGCGCTTTCAAAACGCAACCCATCAACAAACCAGTAAAACGATGTACTTCTGTTTTCCGCCTGCTTGGTAACCGTTGCCCATCTGCAATTGTCTTTTGAATACGGGCCTTCATTGTTCTTCCGATCTAGCTGATGCTTAGGCGTAGGAGGTAGCCCCATATCTTCAAGAAATAGCTCGAACGTCAGCCATCTTTCGCAGATACCGCGCTTACTGTATTTTTCGAAGTCTTTGTTGTTCGGGTTCGTGCAGCGGTTTTTCATTCCGCTCCAAATCCTGTAAACGCGGGTATTGCGCTGGCCGTGAGTGGCGTTTTTTCCTGTCATGCATCCGCAGCTGCTTATTGAATTGTTTTTAAGCTGATTTGCGGCTCTATAGCAGGAATTACCGCACACACAAAGGCATAGATACATCCTTCTACCTCTCAGCATGTGCGAGTATTCTTTGACGGTTAAGTACCCATATTTTTCACCGGGCATAAGTGGATTGGCGTTCATGCTGCCACCTGCGCTTTTTTCTGGAGGAAGCTAAAGCCTTTCTGCGCTTCTTCTTCGGTGAGCTGTGATGCCTGGAAAATGTCACGCTTGAAGATGTTGCTGCACAGAGGCAGGAAGTCCTGCTCCCAGTCCTTATTCAGGGACGTCAGGAGGTCGGTAATTGCCTGCAACGTTTCCTCACTGGCCACCAGGGGGAGCGCCTCTGTCGTGGTTCGCGGCGTTACGTCACGCGCATCCACTTCCAGCGTTTTACCTTCCATCTCTTCGGCGGTGGGCTGCTGTCCAATTTCAGGCCACGCCTTACGCAGAGCCTGAGCCTCGGCACACTTCGCCAGCTGGCCATAAGGGCGCTTTTTCCACATTGCGTTGGGCGCGGTAGTGTCGCGGCCGGCGGTGGCGTAGTTTTCAACCCAGTATTCTTTCGCGCTGAATTCGACGATTTCCCCGCTCGGCATGCGCTTGCTGACCGTGTACTTGCACCATTGAGGGACTGTCACCTCAACACCGGTAAGCGTCAGAGTGACGTCCGGGCCGAACTCTGGTTCTTTTGCGCCAGCGTAATCACCGGAGCGATCGGCCTGAATCCGATAAAGCCCGATGCCAGGCATAACCACATCACGCCACTCGCTTTTCCCCGACTTCGAGTCCTTAACGCTCATCGGCACCAGATGAACGGGCTTCAGAAGCGGATCGAGGTTTCTGGCCCGGCAGTAGTCCAATGCCATCATCACCGACTCATCCTTGGCGCCAGGGTAAATACTGTTTTTGAGGGCGCTCCAGGTGGCGCCGTCAATGCCTCGCTCAGCAAGAGAGCTGGCTGTAATCACAAGTTCGTTAGCCATTGTTATTCCCCAAAGTTAAAACGGGCAGCCAGTGCGGTGATCCCAGTCGTATTCCGCCTGGGCGTAAGCTACTGCCGAGATGAGATCGTTATATGCCTCGCCAGCTGCATCGCTGCGGAGGCCTTCGTATGGGCTTTTGTCCATCGGCACAGAGAAGCGGAACAGGCCTGACGGTTCTTTCGGAAGGGCGTCGATAATTTCCTTCGCCCGATCGTCAATCCACTTTTGCTTCTCTTCGGTGAGCGTTTGCTCGGCCCACTTACGCTCTTCGATCACGTCATATGCGCGGTATGCGTTCATAGCTCGCTCCTGAAATTTGGTTGTGAAACGCCCGGCGCGATGAAAGCCGCCTGATAGCTCAGTTAAATTCTTCGTTTCGATTACCGGCTGAGACCTTGTCCCAACCCGTTCAGATAAACTTCAACCAGCAAGTCGGTTGTGTAAGTCCGCTCAATCCCGCGATGCAGGTACAGGCGGCCGCGTTTATTTGCTGATGCTGTCCAGGTGCTTTCCCGATGCTTAACGAGCATCCCCGGGAGAACGGCGCCGCGGTTAACGGTCTGTGTACCGTAATGATGACTAACCATTGAACACCCCCGTAACGTGCAGAATTTTGATAATCAACGCTGTCCAGATAACGCCGCAGATCAGCAGGCAGTAAATCAGTGAACGAATGCCTTGTTTGCTCATTTGCCACCCCAGCACGGATAGCTAACTGCGAGAACAGCAACCAAAAACGGAACGACCTTTAACCAAAAATTACGCCATGCAGGCTTGTCTTCTTCGCGGATCATCTCTTCACCTTTGCCTTAAAGCCGGCCAGCTGAGCGTTTGACTTACGTCCGGCGTTGCCGGTGTTGTTTGGATGGCTTAACTATGCGATAGAGAATAATCCAAGTCAATAGAGAATTGGTTAAATAATTCTTTTGCGCATTCTCGAGCGGATTCTTAAAGGAATTTTTTTGATGGAATAGGAGACCACAGGATGTATACTGGATAAATATACAGTTACTGGCGGTGAGAATCGAATGTCAGGAGGTGGCTTTATGGGTGTGCTGTACGTGAGGATGGGGCCTGGGCGTTATGTCAGTACCCAGGCAGCAGATAAACAGATTGTTTACTTATTTAATTCCGGTATGAAGACTTGGACGATAGGTCCAACGACAGAAGAGAGATCAGATACTGGCGCTAAAGGGACCCTCACGTCATCCACTGAAAGATACCCATTACCATCGCCTCCGATATGATATTTGAAGACAGACAATGTCTCTTTGAGTCTGACGAGAACCAGGTCATCAGAGGTTGCAATAGCCTCTGGATCGACAATTACGATGGCGCCGGCGGGAGCTTGAGCTATGCCAGTCCGGCCCTTGATTATGTAAGCGCGGAAATGTTCAGGAAGTTCGCTAAACCAGGATACATAATCGCCAGTAAAGCCATCAAAATCATAAACCTTAACGTTTTTAGAGACGTCGATAGCCTGCAGAGGTTGGTTAGAATCTCCGTATATTGATCCTGTTCCATTAATGAGCCAGTCGGCACTCACTCCGAGAGCTGCCGCTATCTTACCCGCGTGGCGCGAAGTCTCGCTGTCTCCGCGCAGGATTTTTGAGATAGAGGATTGCGGCACTCCAGCCTGCTTCCCCAGCTCGGTCTGGTTGGTTTTACCCGTAGACCTCATGGCATAAGCCAGTCTTTCTTTTAACGTTTTCATAGCACGAAAAATATTCCCTAACGAATTTTATGTCAAAGTCTCAAATGACTTGATCATTTAAATTCCCTAACGCATAATCAGCTTAAAATTATGCAAAGGGGAATTTACATGAGCGACACAGTCAACGAGGCAATCAAGCGCGCCATCTGCATAGCTGGTTCTCAAACTGAGCTGGCAAGAAAGACAGGGGTTAACCAATCCACTGTCAGTAAATGGCTTAACGGCGCTGAGATCGGCTCCCGGTTTATCAAGTCCATTGTCATTGCCACTGATGGTCAGGTGAGCGCCTCTGAAATCCTTAATTCAATTTCACATAGATAACACCAGAGGAAGTATTGCAGATGGAGAATTCAACAGCACGAAACAAACACCAGGCCAGGAATATTGAGTCATGGCTGCATAACCAAATCGCAATGAAGGGGACGACCAATGTGGCCAATGCCATGGGTCTTACAAAGTCGAGCATCAGTAAATGGAAGGAAACCTGGATTCCGAAAATAGCGATGTTACTGGCGGTCTTGGAGTGGGGAATGGTCGATGACGATATGTCTCGACTGGCGAAAGAAGTAGCAAGCCTGCTTAGAAAAGAGATGGCCCCAAAGTGCTCGCAACACTTTGAGGCCTGATGCGAATTAACTGGATCAATTCACAGGAGTAATTATGAGTTCACTTTACCAGCATTACAACCAAAAAGATAAAAACGGAACCGGCATTAAGGTGAACCGGACGTTTATCGTTCCCCTGAAAGAGCTGTACGTCGAACCCGGACTGAACATCCGCGAAATCGACCAGGATCACGTCGCTGAATTCCGCGATGCGTTTATCGCCGGAGAGTCGGTGCCGCCGCTGGACGTCCAGGTTACCGAGAAGGGCGTGAAGGTTATCGACGGCCACCACCGCTATTACGGCGCCATTGAAGCGACGAAAGCAGGCGCTGACATCATCCGGCTTGAGTGCAAAGACTTCGTCGGGAACGAAGCTGATCGTATCGCCTTCATGGTTACCCGGAACCAGGGCAAGCCTCTCACTGCTCTGGAACGCGCAGCTGCATATCAGCGTTTGAGAAATCAGGGGTGGGAACCGGACGAGATCGCGAAGAAGGTTAAGCGTTCTCTGTCCGACGTCGACTATCACCTGCATTTGCTGACCTGTGGAGAAGAGCTGATCAGCATGGTGCGTGCCGGCGAGGTATCCCCAACAACCGCGGTTGCACTATCCCGCGAGCACGGCCCCCAGGCGGCCTCTGTAGCCATTCGCCAGATGGATAAGGCCAGAGCGTCAGGTAAATCGAAATTAACCCGCAGCGCGGCGCTGCCGCAGTTTAGCGCAGCAAAGGCGCGCCAGTTTCTCCAGATAGTCGCTGATCAGGCTGACATTGAACTGCCAGCTGATGCCCGCGCCATCCTGGACAACTATCGCGAATTCCTGAAAGAGGCCGGCTGGGAGAGTGAAGCATGAACACCGCAGAAATACTCAACTTCCCCATGGCCGATATGGGGATACAGGAGCAACGTGTGGCCGACACAGACGATGGTTACACCCGTCTGGCGAACGAGCTTTATGAAGAGCTTATCGGTGCGAACCTGACCAAAAATCAGGCCAAGGTAGCTCATGCATACTGCCGGAAAACCTACGGGTTCAATAAAAAAATGGACCGTATCGCTGATACTCAGATCGCGAAGATGACCAGGCTGCCTCGTCAGAAGGTCAACGTTGCCAAAAAAGAGCTTCTCTCAATGCATGTCCTGGTTGAAGAGGGTGATCTCATTGGCCCTAACAAAAACCTCCATGAGTGGGCTTTGCCTGAAACCAAGAATGGTCCTCAGTGTAACTACGGTGGTGACACAGTATGTCACCATGATAGTGACAGTCACCATGGTGGTGACAGTGTCCCTATGGCGGTGACAAAAAGTGTCACCAAAACGGTTACAGCGCTGTCACCAGAACAGGGACACACAAAAGACACTATTACAAAAGACAATAAAGACAATATTAATAACCCCCCTAAATCCCCCCGGGCGGTTTCGTTCGATGCGTTAGCTGTTCAGTTGCCTGACTGGCTTTCTGCAGAAATCTGGTCGTCATGGGTGGCATACCGTCGTGACCTGAAAAAGCCGATCAAGTCTCAGCAGACGGTCACCCAGGCTATCAACCTGCTGGACCGCTGCAGACTGAACGGTTACTCCCCTGAAGAAATTATTAACCAGAGCATCGCGAATGGCTGGCAGGGACTCTTTGAGCCGAAAGGCGCCAGACCGCAGCGCCGGCAGGAGTCCCGCGTCACTGAACGGTTCGCTGACAAAGACTACGGCAAAACCGAAATTCCGGACTGGATGAGGGATCAGCAATGAACCTGGACGAAAGAATCACCCTGGTCGAAAAACAGCTGCAGGAGCTGTCACAGCCAGCGCTGGACATCCCAAACACCGAAGTCATTAAGCAGTTAGTGGTCTGCGAAAAGCACGGCGACTATGAGCAACGCCAGCGCGTATCAACTGGCCTTGTCCGTCTGCCAGGGGCGCCGACAAGCTGCCCGGGATGCCTGAAAGATGAGCTCGTTTTCCTGCGAAACGAGAAGGCAAAAACGGATGACAGAACTCGCACTGCGAATGTTGAACGCCTGATGCTTGAGCTCAAGGTCCCGGCCCGGTTCGAAGCCTGCACGCTGGATAACTACCAGCCGGTGAGCGAAGAAGCAGCGCGGGCGCTGAAAGTCTGCCGAGCGTATGCCAGCCGCTGGCCAGATCGCCGGAAGAACGGCGGCGGACTGGTTATGTGCGGCAAACCCGGCACGGGGAAAAACCACCTGGCCTATGCAATTGCGAAAAGCGTTATCGCAGAGCACCAGAGCCCGGTCGTGTTCACCACTGCGCTGAAAATCGCCCGGGAGTTTAAATCCACCTGGTCAAAGACGGCGACCCGCTCCGAGGAAGACGTGATCCGCTTCTTCACCAAGCCGGACCTGCTGATTATCGACGAGGTAGGCATTCAGTTCGGCAGCGAAGCCGAGAAGATGATCATGTTTGAAATCATCAACACCCGCTACGAGCGCCTGAAGCCGACGATCCTGATCAGCAACCTACCAAAGGATGAGCTGACGCAGTTCATCGGCGAGCGCGTCATCGACCGCATGAACGACGGCGGCGGCTGCACGATTTCGTTTACCTGGGACAGCTATCGGGAGAACCGGTCATGACAGGAAAAGACGCAATTCTGAACTACCTGAAAACGCATAAAACCTGCAGCTCTCCAGATGTCGCCGCGGCTTCCGGAATGACGCACACCTGCATCAACCAGGCTGCCAATATCCTGGCAAAGCAGGGGGTACTGGTAGCGGAAGCTCGGGTGTGGCGGACGGTTTATTACCGGCTGGCCACCGAAGAAGAAATTTCAGGCAGGAAGAGCACCAATCAGATTTTCAACGAGTGCCGGCAGAGCCCGGTTATGAAGCGAATTTTAGCGGTCTACGGGAGGGCGCAGGCATGAAAAACGAAATCGAATTCAAATTTGGTGATTACGCAATCATCGAGCAGAAACGCCACGGCGTACCTAACGAGATGTTTGTTCATAAGGTGGTTGGTCAACTTCGCTCTAACACCTGGGTTGATGTTCCGGTTAGTGTTCCGGCGACTGAGACGCTGCATGGTGAGATGGAGGACATTTGTCTCTGCATCTGCTGCGGAATTGACGAGACCGAGGTTCGCCGTTATCGCGTCAAGGATATGCGGCGCCATTCTCCTGTCTCTTTGGTGGCTGATGAAAAGAGGGGTTCTACTATCACATTACAGGCAGTAAACGAGCTCATTCGGTCGCTGGAGTCGGCAGGCGAGCTGTCGATAAGAGAGCAGAAGTTCCTGAAGCTGGCGAAAGCGTTTAAGCAGCTGGAGGCGGAGAATGTGCAAATCAAAGCTATGAACGATTGCTTATCTGAGGAACTGCGTGGTTATGAGTCTGATGGCGCTTTTGAGGGGCCGAAGATGCATCTGCTGTGGTGGCAGGTCGAAACCCCCGCCACAGATCGCATCGTAGCCGGGATTAAGGCTGATGGGGTGGAGGAGTTCGCGGCAAAACTTCGAATTCCTGGTGATGACCAGTTTTTTGACGCTTTAGCAAAAGGGGTTGCACTTGCTGCTGACGACTTCTCCAAGCAGCTGCGCGAGGGGGCCGACAAATGAGCATCGCCACTTATCTCAATACCGGTTTAGCCATTCTGGGGTGGGCATACATCATGGTTAAAACAGGCCAGTGGATTACCAAAAATGCTCTGAGGCAGTGGGACAAGCGTCGTAAGGAATCTCGCCGCCAGAAAGCTGTGAATGAGTTTTATGACGCCTTTGAGCTCAACAGCCTGGAACCTGGCTCTACCGTTCGCCTGGCCACTAAAGGCGACCTGACAATCATGATGTTCCGCAGCGAGGGGGACGACAAATGATAACCGGGACTACTAATTATGACGATGTGGCAGAAGTCCGCTGCAATTTGTGCGGCGGTTATTACAAAGCCGACGATCCGGAAAGTCACGAATGTGAGGATGCAGCATGACAACTAATATCACCTCACTGGTGCAGCGTTTGAAAGTGGCAGCAAAGAATGGATGTTGCCACACCCTTTTTCCGGATGATTGTCTGGCGCTGGTAGGGGCGCTGGAGAAGGCGCATCAGCGGATTGATGAACTGGAGAACGATGAAGTTCGTCAACGGCTGGCTAACGCAGAGCACCAACTCTACATGGCTGAACTGGGTAAAAATAATCTGAGAGCCAGTCGTAAGGTGCAGTTCCGCAAGCGCAAGGCGGCTGATCAACGAATCGCCGAGCTGGAGTCCCGCACCGTGAAGCTGCCGAAGCCTATTAGCGTTTTGCATCGCCGAGAGTTCACTGCGGCGCACTGCGCAATATACGCATACCCCGAGGCAGAAGTTAACGCGGCGTTGGATGGCGCTGGCATCAAGTGGGAGGCTGAGTGATGGCTATCACTGAAGGATTCTGCGCGGACCTCTACTGCGACTGTGATGGTTGTCAGTCAGGGAAAATCTATCCGCAGGGGCAGGCTGATTTCATCGGCCGGAATATGACCGACATTTCTCAACAGGCGCGCAAAGCTGGCTGGCGCATAAGCAAAGACCGCCAGCGCTGCTATGCGCCGGGCCACAAAATTTCTCGGGGAGCCAACCAATGACCAATAACCAGTTAGCAGAAAACAGCGCCATCCAACTTTTGAACAGCGTCAAACTGGCGCGCGATAACGCAGAACGCGCCGACAATCGAGTTGACCACTCGTTTTATTACGCGCTGACGATTGCTCTGGAAGAGCTACAGGAACGCCGCAAGGCCGCAGCCAAAACCATCACACCGCCTACGCCAGCTTGTACTTATGCTGATCACAGTTATCCGGCATACACGAAACAGCAGGTTCTTACCATGCTGGAATCGCTGGGCGTTACTGTCGTTGAGGAGGATGTATGACCAAATCAACCATAACCAGAGAGCGCCTGGAAGAAATTGTCAGCGACCCAATGATTAATCAGGGTAGCGAGTTTGCGATGATGGCCCGCATGGCGCTGGCCACAATGGACAGCGAGCCGGTGGCGTGGCTGCTATCGGGTGGAGGCGCTAAGAATGTCGTGTGTTTTGATAGCGGTAATGCGTATGCAGACCCACTACGCGAGGTCACCCCGCTCTATCGCCACGCGCAGCCAGCGCCAGTATCCTATAGCGACTTTGAGGAATTCTGGTCATCGTACATTCATCCTCTGGCGCAGGATGACGAGCTGAAGGGCTTTGCGTGGGACATCTGGTGCGCAGCCATGCTCCAGGCTGGCAACTCGCAGGTTATTCCGGATGGTTGGACATGCAACGATAAAGCAAACGCAGCGCTGATGATGCTTGATCGGATTGAAACGGTAGACCCTGTTGATGATGATCGTATCGACGGCATTAAGCGCATTGTTCGTGAGCTCGCAGCCGCCCCGCATGATACCCCCGCTCTGAACTCGGTGCAGAGCGTCGATACTGTTGCAGATAGATGGATTCCGGTAAGCGAGCGTATTCCTGATAATACTGAGCCTGTTCTTTGTATTGAAAAACGTGCTGATTTTGGTACTTACGGACAACCATTCGTTTGTTGGCATGATGGAGGTGGATGGGTTGGAAAAACAAATTACCGTCCAATCGTAACCCACTGGATGCCGCTGCCGGCCGGGCCGCAGGAGGTGAGGTGATGCCGAGGGCTAGTACGGTTGGCGAAATCGTCAGGTCTGACATGGTGCAGTCTGGGTCGCTCAGAAAGCGATACTGGCAATCATCATCTCTTCCGTTTCGTGAAAAGCGTAAGCACAGGCCACAACCTTGCCATTTCAGAAGAGATAGGGTGCTTCAAAAAATCATGCGCAGGGAGATGGAAGCCATGGTTAATCGCCTTAGTAAAATCGATGCTTCAAAGATTCTTGAGGAAGTTGGCGATGCCTAAATCCCCCGCAGAACGCAAAGCCTTCAGTTGAAATCAAACCCCTCTCCGGAGGGGTTTTCTCGTATATGCTCATTTTGCATTTATCCCCGGGAAGGGCGATAATTACCTCGTCAGCCTGAGCAACTGACTACTTACTTCCGGCGCCAAGTGGGGACACATGGCGCAAACACTGCAATTTGAGAAGAGTTATCAAAACGTACTGATTCCCGCAGAACCGGGAACCAGCGAATACCTGCAACTTATCCCCGTAGGGCAACTGCTTTGCGGTGAGTTCCGCAAGCCCCGGAATTACGCATTCCACAAAAAGTTCTTCAAGCTTCTGACTCTCGGGTATCACTACTGGACGCCTTCCGGTGGACTCATTGAGCCCGCTGAGCGCGCCCTCATATCCGGGTTTATCGACTTCCTTTCATCCGACTTCGATCAGCGCGCTGCGCTCCAGAACGCCGCGGATATGTATCTCTCCTCTGTCGGTATTTCTCGTTCCCGCGATATGGCGCTTCTGAAACACTTCGAATCCTTCCGCGAGTGGGCAACCATTCAGGCCGGCTTTTACGATGAATACCAGATGCCTGACGGCAGCCGTCGTCGTGTCGCAAAGTCGATCTCCTTCGCCAGCATGGACGACAGCCAGTTTAACGGCGTCTACAAATCAGTGCTGAATGTGCTCTGGAACTACATTTTGCGTCGCAAGTTCCACTCGCCGGCTGAGGCTGAAAACGCCGCCAGTCAGCTGCTGAGCTTTGCGGGGTGATGGCTATGCAATGTCTTCTCGCCAAAGTAATGGAGCGCGGCATCTTCCGCGTGCCGGCGCGCCGCAAGCGCAAGGTCGAAGTTAAGCCTTCCGACATCCCGACCATGAAAGACTACACCGCCCGCTTGGTCGATAAGAAGTGGCTACGCCTGAGAGCAAGGAGGCCACATGCGTAAACCAGCACGTCGTAAATGCGCCCACTGCCGCGAATGGTTCCATCCTGCCCGGGAAGGGCAGGTGGTATGCAGTTTTGAATGCGCCAGCGCGATCGGCAAAAAACAGACAGCAAAAGCCCGGGAAGCAGCGAAGGCCAGGGCGGTGAAGCGCCAGCGTGAATCCGAAAAGGAGGGGCGTCAGCGTCGCCGAGCTAAGCGTGAGTCATTCAAGACAAAGGCCCAGTGGGATAAAGAGGCTCAGTCAGCCTTTAACCGGTACATTCGCATTCGTGATGAAGGTAAGCCCTGCGTCAGCTGCGGAAGCCCGCTTATCGGCAAGAGCAACTACCTGACCGGCAGCGCTATTGACGCCAGTCATTACCGTTCCCGCGGCGCAGCGTCTCACCTGAAATTCAACGTGTTCAATGTTCATTCCGCCTGCACCCGCTGCAATCGGCAGTTGAGCGGAAATGCCGTTGAATACCGCATTCACCTGATTGAGCGCATTGGCCTGGATCGCGTAGAGCGCCTTGAGGCTGATAACGAGCCGCGCCGGTTCGACATTCCCTACCTGCAGCGCATCAAATCCATATTCACTCGCAGAGCCCGCGCGCTGGAGAAGCGCCGCACCCGCCATCAGGAGGTCGCATGAGTCGTGACGTTATCGAACGCATCCGCGAACGTTGGCAAAAGCTCCGCCTCCTGCGTAGCCGCGGAACCGTACTGGTTGACTACCGCATACTGAGAAATTTCGTTCGCATCTATCAGACCCTGGGAGAGACAGCATGAACCTCGAATCTATCGCCAAATACTTCGCGCCTAAATCACCAATGCTGAGCGACTCGCCACGGGCTACTGCATCGGATGGTCTAACCGGCACTGACATCATGGCTGCTCTTGGGCTGGTAAATGCCAAGTGCGGATTCGGCTTCGACCTCTATCTGGCAAAGATCGGGGTAAGCACACCAGACCGAGCAATGGAGCTACTTTATGAATCAGCAGAGCGATTATCAATCCGCTTTAACATCGTTTCAGAACTCAGCCAGGACGTTCGCAAAAGAGTTCTCGAAGTTCTGTGTGCTTTTGCATACCAGGATTACACGCGAAGTGCTGCCAGCGTTAGAAAATGCACTTGCTGCGATGGGACTGGCTTCACAGAGGCCCAGGTGTTCACCAATAAATGCTCATATCCGTGGGGCAAGCCACCTTATTGGGCAAAGATGTCCCGAGCGGTTCGCCCAAGCCACTGGGAGTGCTGGAGCGAAGTGCGCGAAGTGGTCAAAGTTAAATGCTCAGCCTGTAACGGAAAGGGTGCTATCAGCAATTCGTGTCGCTGCAATGGGAAAGGAAAGGTACTGGATAAAGAGACCAGCGAGCGCCTTGGGCTACCGGTAATGAAGGTATGCGATCGCTGCAGCGGAAGAGGTTATGCGCGCATGAAGTTTTCGATGGTGATGGAAGGGGTAAGGGCCGTGGCTGACATTAAGAAAACGGCAGCTTATGAGCAACTGAAACCTTTCTTCGAGGAGCTGGTATCCGAATGTCACAAACAGGAATCCTACGCTGATGTCATTCTCTCCCGGGTGACGAAATAATGAGTATTTTCTATAAAAATATAATTTTGTGGAAAATATATATTGCAATCTCCGGAAAAACTGGCTAGATTCATCCCTAACGCTGGGAATCCGTTCAGTCGTTCCGAAGCAAAAAATTCAAGCCCGAGGTTAACGCCTTGGGCTTTTTTTATGCCTGCGATCCGGTCAGGGCTCTTGGGTAGAGACGTGCTGCACGACACGTCGACACCCGCCGCGCAAGAGCCCTGAACCAGATTGAGGGTCGATCGTATAAAGGTCATTACGGCAGGCTGTTAACCTGCTTATCGTGGTTCGATTCCACGTCGTCCCGCCAAATTACGGAGCTCTGGCGTAGATGGTTCGCGCGGATGCCTGAAGAGTATCAGGAGATGGTTCGATTCCATCGGGCTCCACCAAATTAGCCGGCTTAGCTCCAATGGTAGAGCAGTCGCCTTGTAAGCGAATGGGTAGCGGTTCAAGTCCGTTAGCCGGCACCAATTCAGCGCCATTAGCTCAACCGGAGAGAGCGATAGCCTTCTAAGCTATCGGTTTCAGGTTCGAGTCCTGAATGGTGCACCAGATAATGGCCTGACCTGATGACGGGCTCATAATCCAATCCATCAGGGGTGTTGCTGCAACAGCGCCACAGGCCGCCAGACCCAGCCAGGGTATTTTCGGTCATCACCGACATTGTTATTACCCTCATGCTTATTGCCTGCCTAACCGCAGGCTTTTTTATTTTCAGGGTCCGGGAATCACCCTCGACGCTTTGTTGGTAAATCAGCCCGACGGCCCTGAGCCTTTTACTGACTACAGATAGCACCCCGAACATTATCGGAGGTGAGAGATGCAACGTATGAATCCAACCGATGGTCACAATCTGCCTTACTGGTGGTCAGCCTTGCTTGGTATCTTTTCCGTCCTGAGTCTGCAGGATTATGTCTTCATCATTGGCGCCCTGATCTCTGCCTTCTTCACAATCAAGACGTATTACGCAAAGCGTAAAGAAGAGCGAGAGCGACTGGATGAAGAGAAAAAACGCACGCAGCTGTTGGCCAGTTATCTGGCTGATGTCTCCGCTAAGCCAGGAAGTGACCGCCCGGCTTCAGCCGAAGTGGTAACCGAGGCTTTGAAGCGGATCGCAAGTGATACACAGGGGTGAGCATGACGCCATCAATGAGGAATAAACTGATTGGCGTGATCGCCGGCGGCGGTGGCGCCATAGCCATTGCCTCTGCGCTCATCACTGGCCCAACCGGGAACGATGGTCTTGAAGGTGTGCGATACAACCCTTATCAGGATGTGGTAGGCGTCTGGACTGTCTGCTATGGCCATACTGGCAAAGACATCATGCTCGGCAAGAAGTACACCGAGGCCGAATGCCGTGCCCTTCTCAGTAAAGACCTGAACGCCGTCGCCCGCCAGATTAACCCATACATCCAGAAGCCGATCCCCGAAACAATGCGCGGGGCTCTGTACTCGTTCGCCTATAACGTCGGCGCTGGCAACTTCCAGACCTCCACGCTGCTGCGCAAAATCAACCAGGGCGACCAGAAAGGTGCATGTGATCAGCTGCGCCGCTGGACCTACGCCAAGGGTAAGCAGTGGAAGGGTCTGGTAACTCGCCGCGAGATTGAGCGCGAAGTTTGTCTTTGGGGGCAGAAATGAGCCGGTTAACCGCCATTATCAGCGCCATTGTGATCTGCCTGATGGTTTGCCTTGGGTGGCTGGCCAGTCACTACCACAGCAATGCCACCGAGTTCAAAAGGCAGCGGGACAAAGTGACTGAGCAACTCAGCCTGGCAAATGACACGATCGCGGACATGCAGACCCGCCAGCGTGACGTAGCCGCACTCGATGCCAAATACACGAAGGAATTAGCCGATGCAAACGCTGAAAATGATGCTCTGCAGCGCAAGCTTGATAATGGT